TAAATATTGGGTTGAAGAAATGGCTGGTTTTTTTGGTAGAGATGCTATGGAGCCTGTAATACAAGGCAAGAAGACGCTATCAGGCCCGATGAAATCGTTAGGTGCGGACTTAGAAAGCAAGTTAATAGTATATAACAACAATCCTGTTGATAAGTGGTGCTTATCAAATTCAGCCATTGATATTGATAAAAATTTAAACATACAACTATGTAAAACGCATAATCAGAGAAGAAGAGTTGACGGAACTGCAGCTTTAATTGATGCATATGTTGTTTTGCAAGATCATTTATCGGACTATAAAAATATGATTTGAAACGTGGAGGTGAGTTAGTGGAACGCAGGAACCTATTCAGAATGGTTTTTGGTAGTAAAAAAGAGCCGACTGTATCTGGATACGAGTTGATAAGCTCTTCAAGCGCATCGTTTCAGGCATGGGACGGTAATGTGTTTGCAAATGATATTGTGCGATCTTGCATAAGACCCAAAGCAAATGCTATTGGGAAAATGAATGCGGTACATATTCGCGGAACAACAGAATCATTGCGAATTAGTCCATCTCCATGGATAAAGAGAATACTCGAAAGACCTAATCCGTATATGAGTATGCAGGATTTTTTGTCTAAGATGGTAACATTTAGAGAACTTTCACATAATGCATTTGCATATGTTGTTCGTGATCAAGAAGGTAGATTTCCAGTCGCTATATATCCAATGCCATACAGTAGCATTGATGTTGTTGGTGTTAACAGTGAAATGTTTATAAAGTTTCGATTCAATACCGGTAAATCTGTTGTTGTACCGTATGCTGATTGCGTTCATCTCAGAAAAGACTTTAACTCTAGTGATATTTTTGGTGATACAGGAATAGATGCACTTTCAGCACTAATGAATATTATTACAACAACGGACCAAGGTATTGTTTACGCTATTAAAAACAGCGCAGCGGTTAGATGGCTTTTGAAATTTAAAACTATGTTGCAACCAGCAGACAGAGCATTACAAGTAAAAGAATTTGTTGATAATTATCTAGCTGTTACAAACAATGGTGGAGCTGCAGCATCAGATCCAAGATACGATGTTGAGCAAGTTAAAAGTGATAACTATGTACCGAATGCCATACAAATGAATTCAGCCGTTAACAGATTATATGCTTATTTTGGAGTAAATGAATCAATCGTACAAAACAAATACGACGAAAATCAATACACAGCTTTTTATGAGTCTGAACTTGAACCAATTGCCATACAGTTGTCAAATGCATTTACTGAAATATTTTTTACTGAACGAGAAAAATCAACAGGAAATAAAATTGTGTTTGAATCAAGTAATTTAGCATATGCATCAATGAGCACTAAACTTGCTCTGGTTGCAATGGTTGATAGAGGAGCACTAACACCAAATGAATGGAGAAAAGTACTAAACCTAGCGCCAATAAATGGTGGTGATGAACCTATAAGGAGATTAGATACTCAGACTGTTAATAAGACTGAAGGAGGTAATGCAGATGCCGGAACTACAGACAAATCCGCTTGAACGAATTGAAGCACTAGCCGCAAAAGGCAGAGATTTCCGTCAATTTGTTAATTTTGAACTAAGAGCAAAAGCTTCTGACGATACATCGACTGAAATGATTGTAGAGGGAGTAGCGACTGTATTCAATCAAGAAACAGTTCTTTTTGAATATGACGGAGTTGAGTACAAAGAACAGGTAGATGATAGAGCCTTTGATGAAGCAGACATGACAGATGTTATTTTCAATTATAACCATTCTGGAAAGGTCGTAGCTAGGACAAGAAATAAGACGTTACAACTCTATGTTGAAAAAGACGGTCTGCATATTAAAGCTAGACTTGATGGAACTGAAGAAGGTCGGCGATTATATGAAGAAATCAAAGGCGGGTATATAGATCGCATGAGTTATGCCTATACAGTCAATGAAGATGCTTATGATCAAAAGAATCATATGCGCACCATTCGAAAGGTTAAAAAGGTTTATGATGTGTCCGCGGTGGATATTCCCGCGTATGATACAACCTCAATCGCAACACGTTCCATTCTTAGCCTGGTCGAGGCTGAGAGGGTAAAGGCGGTAGCTGAGACTGAGCGGAGGAAACGACTATTACTTATTATGGATTTGTGAAAAAGTGAAGGGAGAAAAAACATGAGAAAAAATGAAATTCGCAAACGCCTGACAGAGATTCGAGGAATCCTGACTGGTGCAGAACAATGTGATGTAACAGCTTTAGAAACTGAAGTTCGTGCATTGCAATCAGAACTATCTGACATTGAGAGACGCGAAAGTATCGCGAGAGATCTTTCCACTGGTGTAGTTGCTGGTGATCCGGTTGCCAAACCTGCTGAAACAATTGCTACCACAGAAGAAAGAACTGCAGAAGATCCATATGCAACTATGGAGTATCGCAGAAGTTTTATGAACTTCGCACAACGCGGGACTCCTATTGCAATCGAGCACAGACTTGATGCCTTTACCGACATTACCGAAGCAGCCGCACTCATTCCGACTACGATTTTAAACGAGCTTGTCAAAAAAATGACAGCATACGGAAATCTTTTTTCAGATGTTCGCAAACTCAATGTTCGTGGTGGTGTTAACATTCCAATCTTGAGTTTGAAACCAACAGCAACATGGATCACTGAAGCAACTCCTTCTGATCGCAAAAAAGTTACAGCCAATACAGCAGTATCGTTTTCATACTTTGGCCTCGAATGCAAGGTTGCAACTTCATTACTTGCTAATGCTGTTACACTTGCATCATTTGAAGCACAAGTTGTTGATCTTGTATCTGAAGCAATGGCTAAAGCACTTGATATCGGTATTGCCAAAGGCGCCGGAACCACAGAAATGCTCGGGTTTACAGTAGATCCTCGTGTACCAGCTGCAAACATTATCACTTTGGCTTCCGCGGATTTTATTACTTGGGAAGGCTGGAAGAAAAAAGTGTTTGCTAAAATACCTCTCGCATATCGCGCCGGTGGTTCTTGGGTTATGGCAGCAGGAACGTTTGATGGTTACATCGATGGTATGGTTGATGCTAATGGCCAGCCGATCGCTCGTACAAACTACGGTATTGCTGACGGTCCGCAGGAAAGATTCGGTGGGAAACCGGTTAAACTTGTTGAGGATGATGTTATCGCAGCATACGATGCTGCCGCTGTCGGGGATGTTGTTGCTGCATTCTTGAAACTTTCCGACTACGGAATCAACAGCAATATGCAAATGCAAATGTATCGTTGGCTTGATCACGACCTAAACCAATGGGTTGACAAGGCATTGTTGATTGCTGACGGAAAGCTGATTGATCCTAATGGTGTTATCCTGGTTAAAAAAGGCGCTTAATTACTACTATGATGGTGTCTATGAGAGGTCAGTAATGGCCTCTCTACTAAAATAAAAATCCTTTGGGAGGTAAAAAATATGAATCCATTTAATCCTAATATGGGGCAAACAATAAAAACTAATGCCGGAAGTCATGTGGTAGATCGTGGGTTTATCGCGCTTTATCATATCGACGGCGCTGATGCTCCTACAGCTGCAGCAGCGTATATTCTAGCTGCGACAACGCTTGCTGATGGAGTCACAACGACAAAAAACGCGGCAGCACTTGCAAAACAACCGGAGTGTGCTCGAGTTTTGTCGATAACCGGAAACGCAGCAACAGCTATAGGTAATGTAGTTTTCTCAGGGAAAGACCTTGGCGGGGCAAGTATTACAGAAACCATTGTTAGTACAGGTGCAGCGACTGTAGTCGGTACAAAAGCGTTTGCATACATTGATAGCGTAGTTCTGCCTGCTCGCGGTGCACCAGGCGATACAATATCTATAGGCACGGCGGATAAATTCGGTATACCGTATAAACTAACTCGCAACACAGTATTGGCTATCTATAACAATAATACAGCCACTACAGTTGCAGCCATTGGAACAAGCACAAGTGAATTGTGCAAAAACTTTATTGATCCAGCACAAGCTTTAAATGGGAGCGACGTGGATGTGTATTTAATTGTTTGATGTTAGGAGGAGGAAATCCATATGGC